CTGTGAAAGCCACTTTGAGGAGAGTTGAAGACCGACATGCATCGACGGGTTGCTTCCTCTAGCCAAACCTGGACTTCCCGATCTTTCATCAACTCAGAATCTTCGGTTTCGAGTGCAAACCAAGGAACCGTATTGGAGGTCAGCGTATTGTGAAGACCTGATGCTGCTCGGACCAAGGCCCGGACTGCTGTTGATTCGTAGATTCGATCTCTACGTTGTTCTCCGGATGCACGATAGCGTTGAGTAAAATCGGCTCTTCGGGGAATCATCAACTCTGCAATGTCTTGCCACTGGTTTTCCCAGTTTCCTCGATCTCCCCGGAGTGCTTCGTATTCTTCAATCAGGTTCATAGGGCACTCGCATAACGCCTACGATTGGTCATGTCCCGTGCTCCCGTCAGGATTGTGTCTTCTCGACCATATCTGTTCAACATCAGTCTACGGATTCTTCTCTGTCTTTCTTCCTCGGTCAACTGATCTGCCTTGGTGGTCGATGCTTCTATTCCTGGAAAGATTTCTTCATCTCCAACCTCTGGCAACTCCGGAGTATCCGCTAGTCCTCCTCCAGAAGAACCTCCAGAACCTCCTCCTCCTGGTAAAAATTGGTCAATCAGCAATTGGAATCCTGCTCCTGCATTGTCTACAAATTCTGCTGTGTCTTTTGGTAGCGCTTCAATACCCGCCACATTTGAACTCACCAGGTCTTCGGTTGTCTGGGTAATTCCTTCAAAGTTCGTTTCTATGTCACCCGATAAATTAGCAATGTTGGTTTCTGTTGCCTTGGTCGCACTACTTGCTAACCCTTGCAAGGTTGGATTGCTTTGCCCTTCTGAAATGTCCCGACCAAAGTTAATCGCATTCTGTTGCATGGCAGAGCCTGCCGCAATCAAGTTCTGCTGTAATGCTGACCCAGCATCAATCGCTCCTTGCTGAATT